AAGTGCAAATCGAACATAACCATTATGTATTTATAATCGGTTATTGGATGTGCTAGTGTCTTTTGCTGATTGTTTGCATTAAAGGTCGCTAACAAATCTGGTTCGGCAGATAAATCTGTATTTATCTGGGAGATGTTACCTATAATCGTCTTGCTTGTGTCCGGCAAATTAGCCTTCTTGCCAATCACATCATTGATGTATTTCTCCAATCTTCTAACTGTTATTAAATGACTTCCTAGTGCCATATTATGTCTCCTTTCATTCTATCGCCGAAATTTCAGCTTCTGTTGCTTCTACTAATGAGTTAATTGTTGCTTTGTCTGTTTTCGACATTAACCCATCTGTGCTTGTTGTCGCATTTGAGTATTTGGTATCTGTCGCAGACACCACACCATTTGAATCAATAGATAGGTTGGTGCCAATTTTGATTCCACCCAAAGCAGATGCGGTTGCTTTTGGCAAGGTGTATTTATTCGCCCCAGTTGCAATCCCATCAAGCTTGGTCTTGTCTGTCGAACTTAACAGACCATTAGCCGACTGTGTAGCTACCGAGTAAGTAGTATTGTTGTCGGCAGTGTTGAATGAACTTGTGGTGCCGTCCCCCTTTGTGATTGTCATCGTGTGACCGCTATACGAGATGGTCTTAACATAGCCACCCAAGAGTGATTTCACATTCGCCCATAGTCGAGCAACACCTGTGTTATCTGCTACTTTCATTTAAGCCACCCCCCTATACGCAGATGGCATCAATTTCAGCCTCTGTCAGAGGGATAAGATTTGAAGTATTATAATATCCACTCAAATCAATCTCCGAATCTCCCATCGCTTCCCACTGTCCTTCAATCCACTGATATTCGTCATAGGCATTGTTTGTCTCTGATGTTGACTTCGGAACAAGGTAGATAATGTCCTCTTGTCCTGTCGCTGGAAGTGTCTCCACTATCTGCTTTTTAAGGTGTCCGGCCGCATTGATTAAAGCCTGCACCTGTGCCTGTGTCTGATACCCCTTGCCGGTTACGATCGTATTGACCTGTGATGATGTCTGATACCCTTTAGCTTCTACCGCAGACATAGTGGTATAGTTAGCACCATTCGTAAGCTGATTGTTGTTTGTTGGAACAGGGATATTGGCAATCTTGTTATTGATTGGAACATCCACTCCATTAACCTGCACCGCTTCCAGATCGTTGACCTGCGCTCCATCTTCAATGTTAGCCAACTTCGCCTTTTCTGTGCCTGTGTAATCATTGGATGATAAGCCTTTTCCGGATTCCTTATCCTGCTTCTTTGCATCCTCTGCTTTGACCTTCGCCCAAACGAGAGCGAGGTCTGTGTCATCTACAAATTTCTTTTCGCCTGCCATTGTTTTTTCTCCTTTCAAATCAATTTAAAATTCTGATAATATCTTCAACAGGGATTGCTTCCACCGTAGGATCTTGCTCTACCATATCGCCAATTATTGTCCTTCCATCCAATGTCGGAAGATTCCTTAATTGTGTATAGTCAGTAGTACCCACCCCCGGTGTTCCTTCTTCTGCCAAGATGCCGGTTCCTCTTATTTCAGGACTATTCAATTGCAGATTTCCCGACACCGTAGCATCTTCTAACCGAATTTCTAAATTCATGACAAAATCTCCTTGTCTAATATCGGTGCAACATCAACCTTAATCACATTACTGGCCATTACCATATCATTTGACTTAACCCTCATTTGGATTCGAAGTGGATAATTTGGATTGAGAGAAATTGTCTCTTGCTGTGTTAGTCCAATGGTCGCTGTGTCATTGTCTTCGCCACCGATTGAGACCTCTCCTGCTGACTTCTTTTTGTCAATGAGGTTGTTTGCCTGTTTCAGATACATCACAACCTCATCAAAGGTGGTTAAATCTGTATTTGCTACCTTGATTGATATTTCTGGTGTAGTTCCTTGAATTATCATTTGTTACCCCCTACTCCAATGCTATGATTTCTGCTTCTGTGGCTTCTTGTATTCCTTCAATCTCGGTTGCTGTGACAACCAAATCGGATATAGTTGCGGTTGATACATTGAATGTTGCAAGCTGATATTCTGTTATTCCTGTTGTGATGTTAATTGTAGGATCATCGACAAGTGGTGTGAGCGAATTTCCTGTGTCAACTAACAACTGTGCCGGTTCTGATGTGTTTGCAAGGTCGATATGAATATACAACTGACCTAATAAAGTTCCGGAAGATGAAAGAGACACCGGAATATCACTATCTACGATTTCAAACTCTCTTCCATATATAACACCCATACCCGAATTGATATGAAGTGTTGATACGTTCTTGATCGTGACCTCACACCCAAAGATGATTCCATTCTCCAAAATCTCCAAATCGGTAAGCACCGCATCATTCTGTGGTGTTACCTCGCTATTCGCATAAGTTACAAGTTTAATTTCGTTTGCCATTGAAGTAAGCTCCTTTCAATAACTTCGTGAGTTCCAATCGGACAGAGCCGAATGTTAATTTTATCGTTCCCTTAATCTCTCTCTTTGAATAGATTGAGTTATAGGATGCACCATTATGAATGATTCGCACCTCTTGTCCGAGTTTTAAGGACATTGGATAGATTCTGGAATCATTCTTTAATGTCGTTATGGAAATACAATTATTGTACTTCGTACCGCTGAATACATCGGCTGCACCACTATCCGCCAAATCATCAAAAGGCTTATCCTGTGTCGGCTCTACCGATATAATGTCATACACCACCGGAATAACCCTATCATCATCTGTGGTATCAAAACTTCCATCTGTGTGTAGGTAATAGGTCTTTGTGTTGGTATAATCTGTTTGGTCGTACACAATCAATTTGTTTATACCTGCATCAAGTTTACCCATCATGATTTCACAGGCTAGGACGTTTCTTAATCCGGTTTCGATGGTAATCATCGGCTCGTGGCTCTTACCGATTTCAATATCAATCGTTCTCGTTGTCAAATTGGGAATACACCGAATGGCAATTCCATATTTATTAAAGGCTCTTATCATCAGAACCCCATAAAATCCGATAACCGCATAGTGCATATTCTCGTTATCCGACTTAATATTAAAGCCCCAATTCGTTGTATTAGACAACAAACTAAAATTCCCGATTGCCGGGCAATTCTGCAGAGCATCGGAGTTATTCACGAAATAAGCCTCGATATAGTTCTTTAAGACTACTTCCAGAGAATCACTTCCGCCTTGTAAATCGGTATCAAACAATATATCCGCATCAAACAACGAATAAAACGGATTGTAGGTTATTTCCATCGTATCTTTATTCGTTTTCTCGGTGGACTTCACAAGCCCTATATACTGTTCTTCCGCATTATGAATAGAGATAAGGTTTCCCTCTCTTGGAGCATTATCAACCCTTACCTCAACGGAATTACCGGTATATGAGATATAATCCTCGGTATAGTTAAAGTTTGAAGAATCAATTTCATCGTGGAAAATACAATTCATTGACCTATCAAACACTTCCACATTAAACACTTGCATGATATATCTCCGCTTCTGCTACTACTGTAACCTTGTTACTTCCATCATCTTCTATCGTAATACGGTTCTGTCCTCTTTGGAGATAGATTGCTCTTTCTGTTCCAAAGTCGGATGCTTGGTACATATCAGCAACGATATTATTCAATGGATCAAGCTGCAACATGGAGAATGTATCGCTTGTGGTATCAATTACAAGTCGATTCCCGGATGGGATATTACCTGTGATGCCACCTGTCGCAACCAATACATTATTAACATAATGCTTCCAAGTCGGATTTTGCACCGCACCATATATGGATAACCTACAAGGAGATTCTGCGGAAGTATCCATATTGATTACAACCGTATTACTTACGGATGAAGAGTAAACATACGGATATTGGTAGTTATAAATCTTACCAACGTGATTTTCGTCTGTGGGATAGGTAACTACATTTACCTTCTCGAAAAATGGTGTGGTCTGTTTAAACTTAACGGACACCGTAAGAGCTTCCTTTTCCTCATAGGAAACCTCTGTAATCGTTCCCTTTGCGTAATAGGTCTTATTTATTGGTGTATATGCAATCTGGATAGGTAGAATCTGTGTGAACTTAACGAAGTTTTCATATTCTGCCTGTGCGTTTGGATTCCAGAATCGAAGTTGTCCTGAAATCTCGCCCTGCTTCTTTCGGTTCGACAACATAACAAACCGATTTCCCACTCTTTGATAGGTGTTTTCTTCTCCAAAGCCTAACCCCTTAACCGAGTGAAAAAACGATTTTTTTACCTCTGTTATGTTATAGGTTTCTCCGTTTGCGTTAATCAATGTAAACTGTCTCATTAGATTACTCCTAATCCTAGTTGCGTGTTGATTGTTTCCATCATAGATTCGCCATCAATTACGGTTGGTGTTGCACACTCTGGGAGATATGTTGCAAGAAGTCCGATGATTGCATCCATTCTCTCTTCTCTCTGTCGCATAGCCTCTTCACTATATGATGTCGAGATTTGCATCGTAGAGGCATTTAATGCCTGTGATTTCATATCTTCAATGGCTCCGGTTACTTCTTGTGTGTTGGCAGAAATACCAACCGCGATACCTGCCGGAATCCACTTTCCGACCTCATCCCTAAATACTTTGGATGGAGAAGCAATTCCCAAAGCCTGCTTTGCAACATCCAACCCTGCGGTAACAATATCCTTTAAAGCACCTGCAAGGGCCGAACCCATAGCCTTAATACCTGCAATGATACCATTGATAATATCTCGGCCTACCTGCGCCCAATCAACATTCTTCAATGAGTTTTTGGCATTATCTATAATCTGCCCCATTGCTCGTCTGATCTCTGGGATTGCACTGATGATACCTGCAACAAGTTTTCCGATTAACTCAATACCTTTTGCAAGCATTTCCGGTAAATGGGTAATAATCGTACTTGTGATGTTTGCGAACATCTGCACAATCGCACTAACGATAGCCGGTAGATTTTGGATAAATCCTTCTGCAATCTTTGCGATTAAAAGCACACCTTTTTCAAGGATGGTCGGCAGGTTCGTCATAATAGCCCCTGCCAAGGTAGAAATCATTGTTCCTGCGGTTGTGATTAACTGTGGCAAGTTTTCAAAGATTGAATTGGTAAATCCTGTGATTACCTCAATTCCCTTATCAAGCATCTCGCCCATATTCATTTCTGTACCACCGGCAATATTGGAAATAATCTGTGTTCCCACATTCTGTAAAGCCGGAAGAAGGGATGGAATGGCCTCCATTATTGCGGTTGGGATAGAGGTAATGATATTTACAACCATAGGGATAAGATTTGCCATAAATGTTCCTGCGGAAGTAATGACATTCGTTAAAGAATCCCCAACATCCTGTCCTAAAGCCAAATTGCCGAGTAAATCACTCCATGAACTCTTTAACATATTAAAAGAACCACTTACGGTTGTTGCCGCTTCATTTGCGGTAGTGCCTGTGATTCCAAGTTCCCCTTGGATAACGTGGATGGCTTCGTAAACATCGGATAAATTTGAAATGTCATACTTCTTGCCTGTCAATTTTTCGGCATCTGCGAGAAGTCTTTCCATCTCGGTTTTAGTACCGCCATATCCGAGCTTTAAGTTGTCAAGCATCGTGTAGTTTTGCTTTGCGAATCCGTTGTATGCGTTTTGGATGGCTTCCATTGAAGTACCCATCTTGTTTGCATTATCGGACATATCCACCATAGCCATATCCGCAATATCTGCAGCCTTGTTTGTATCCCCTGCACAAGAAGTTAAAAGGGATGCCGCATAGCTCGTAACGGTCTGCATATAAGAGTTTGCATCAACACCTGCGGTTTGATATGCCTTTTTTGCGTTTTCCTTTACCTTGTCGGCGGAATCTTTAAAAAGTGTTTCCACACCGCCAAGGGATTGTTCAAGCTCTGCACCTTGCTTAACGGAATCACTTATCGTTTTTCCGATAGCCGCACCAATACCAAGAGCCGAAACCGTCTTTAAAACCGCACCGCCAAATCCTTTTCCGAATATACTTCCAACATCAGAGCCAAGGTTTGCTCCATTTAATTCCTGTTGAATCTTTCCGGATATACCTCTGGCACTCGGAACAATTTGCACATAGGCTTTACCGATTTCACTTGCCATCTGTCAACTCCTTCCATCGCTTGTGGAAATCTTCTCCACTTGCGAAAGTCTCGTACTTCTTCTCTTGCTTGGTATTTAACAATTTGGCGGTTATGCTTTCCGGAGCATTTCTGCCCTTTGTGGCATCTTCTGTCTTACTCCAACACAACCAAGCGAGCTTATCAAAAATAGCGGACATAAAGAAAAGATTCATAGGGAGTTGCAAATCTATGCTCTTAACCCTAGAATCTTCTCTCAATCCGTTTACCAAAGTGGCTAACAATGGCACCGGCACCGCTTTATAGTTGTAAATGTGATAATACTCTGCCAAATCACAAATCATTTCATCCTTGCACTTTCCAAGCACACCTACAAGGACTATTCTTTTTTTACTTCTTTATTCTTTTCCCCTGCTACGGAGAAAATATCAAGGAGAATGGAGTAAGTGCTTGAAATCTTAACCTTGCCCTCTTTCTCTTTCAAGAAATCATACAAGGCTTTCTTCTGGTCTTTACCTAAAAAGACTTCAAGGACTTTTGGCAACTGTGTCATATCATCATCTACTGTTGCCAAATACTCTAATACTTCCATATCATCCAACTTTTCCTCATCAATTTTAAATGAGAATCCGGATTGGGTTTTTCCTTCTATCATGTTTTTTCCCTCGCTTAACCTTTAATGTACTCATAATGAGTATTACCTGCGGAATCCGGAACACAAGTTACTGTGGTTTCGTAGCCAATAGCAGAGCCATCCGCATAGGTAATATCTCCAACCTCGGTAACTTTACCGGATGGAACAACAATTCGCTTTGCAACTCCGCCCTTTAATACCATATCGACAACGAGTGAATGGTATTCTGCTTCGTCTGCATTTGCGGTAACTGTGATTCCGGTTGAAAGTGTGCCTGTTACGTTTCCAGAACCGTAAACAAACTCCAGAACATCCACATTCAATGCCTCAATAAGAGTGAATTTGAATGTATCGTCTTTAGATGTCTGTACGGAAAGGACAGTATCTCCACCCCAACCCTTAATGTCATCGTTTTCCGGAGAGTTTGAATTTACCAAACCATCTTCGGAAACGTATCCCAACTCTTTAAATGCGGCATCCAAAGCGGTTGTCGTATCTGTCGGGAGTGTAGTGTTAAGTGGAGCGGCAAAGATAGCACCTGCGGTAGCCGGCTTTCCTGCTGATACGTTTGAACTTAACATAATCGTTTCTCCTTTTAATAATGCGTAATGTCATATACCGCTTGATAACGGTATTGTTTCTTCGTTGTATCGGTATAGTTATAATCCGTGTTTATTTCTGACCTTACTATTTCATCCAGGGCAACTATATCATCCATCAAATCCTTTACTGTCTCATTAAGCTCTGCTGCTTTAAGCATTGACGGAGCATAACTTTGAATTGCAAAGGTTGACCGCTTGATATAATTCTCTCGGCTACTTCCGGTCTTTTCGAGAATCACAAAAGTCTGTGGATCCTGCTTCTGATGTTCCATATAAACAGGAATATCAACTAATTTCTCCGATAAATATTTAAGTACGGTCTTTTCAATCATTTCAATCCTTTCAACAAGGTGTTGTTGTTAAGGTTACTAAAGTAGGCGTGTTCTGTCGTGGTTTCCACACGACCTTGAATACGATTCCTACCTTTCCGAACTGTTCCAGAGTATTCCGAACCACAGTTATGTTGAACCCTGTCAACGTGTGCTTGGATGCACTCTTGCACCGCTTCGCTCTTTAAGAGGTCGCGTACACCGGAACTGTTCAATACAACTTTAATCTTCGCCATAACACTCCACCTTTACATTAAAAGCCCAACGCAAAGGAATGTTCTCTGGAATACCACATTGAGGAAATCCGATAGTCTTATACGTTCTTCCGTTAATCTTAATGATTGCATCCGTGAAATCATCCGGATTTGGTTCTATGGCCTTTGGGATTCCGATTACATAAACAACCTTCTTTCCATAAAGGTCTGTTGCGGTTGTAATGTCATCCGTAGTCGGTTGGCCTACCAAGCAATCATCAATCTTAACTTCTTCCGTGGTTACTATCGGCTGATTGAAATCGTCATATCCTGTTATGGTTTCCTTAATAAGAGTAATTGTCATTCCTTTAAGCATTGTGTACCACCAATTCTTCCGTTGGAGAATAAGAACCAATCTTATCCCCACATCCAAGGAGTTTCTTCTCTAACTTCGTGAGATATTCTTCTCCGTTTGTTCCTGTGCCAAATGTGTAACTCTGGGAATAACCAAGGCCACTCATTGACATTTGAGAAGCGCCAACCGGCATAGAACTATCTCCATCCCCCATTACTCTAACGAGCATTCGGCAGGAAACAACCTTCTTTGTATCCAATGTCGCATTGGCATTATAGGAATCTATAATAACCGCGGCATCATCAAGCAAAGTGGAGCAGATAGCCTGTTCATCCTCTGTCATGGTTCGTGCCATTCTATCTTGAACATCTTGAACTGTTGCGTAAGCCATACTTTAAAACCTCACGATTTCTTTGTCCTTTTTACCGGTTTCTTTTCGGGTTCTTCCGCTTTAGGAACAGAGGCAAGCTTGTGGCCTGCCTCGATATATTCCTCTTTGCGGTTGTCCGCTACCCACATAACGGAACCGGTGTGCTTGTTGATAAACTTTACCATTACTCGGTAATTGCGTTGAATACGGAAGTATCGCAACGGAATCCAATCTCGATTTCAGCACGAACTGCGAACATATTCTGCTGGAAGAGGTTGATTGTTCCGCCATTTCCATCATCAAGTGTAGCGTCAGAAGAGTAATCAATCTTGACACCTTCAACCACACCATAAAGAGCCTGTGTCCAGTCTCCGGCAAAACCAACGATGTTTGGTGTACCTGCCTTGTAAGCACCCTTGGAAATCTCTGTGCGAGCGCCAAGTACCATCGGGATAGCACCTTCTGCCACGTTGTTAATGAAGAGCGGTCTGTTGTCTCCATCGCGAGCTGCTAACAACTTTCCTTTTCCCTGTGGAGAAAGTACAAAGCCATTTAAGATACCGCCATTGGTTGCAATATCAGTATCTGCTGCAACTAAAGCCGCATATTCATCAGAACCTAAAGCCTGTGCGGTAACACCTGCCAAGGTATCGAAGTTAGAACCAGGAGCGGTTCCACCAAATACGGTTTCATCAAACTTTGCACCTAATGCGTTTGGAAGTCTCTGAACCAAAGCATCATATAAAGATGCAACATCTCTGCGGAACTCGTTAGAGAAAGGAACAATGACCGCCAATTTATAAGCACTCATAACCTTTGTTGCAAGCCCCGGATTAGATACCGGCTTTGAATCGGTTTCGCCTACCCATGCGGCGGTAGGATCAGAAGTGATAACATTGATAGATGTACCTCTTCCCGGAAGCTCGATAGCACGAGCTAATTTCATAACAACAGAAGATTCCTGCACCTTCTGTAAGATTTCTGCTGATACGTCAGCAGGTAAAGCAATGTTTGTTCTGTTTGTTGCTACTCCAGACATAATTTAATCTCCTTCTTAATTAAAAGCCTCGGAAGCCCATTGAGCGAATTGCTCTTTTGTACTTCCTTTTGAAATTGATTGAACTTCTCCCGAATCCTTAACAACCGGATAACCAGAAGTGCCTTTAAATTCTGCGATGGCCTTTGCCTGCGCTTCACACTCTTCTCTGTTTGCTCCTGTTAATAAGTGCATCGGAATACCTGTTTCTTTAGATACACTTTCCCGAATTTCCTTAACCTCGTTTTGTTTTTTCAAAGTGTCGAGTTCACTTTCGAGAGAGTTTGCTCTGTCTACCGCTTTTTGGAGTTCGGATTTGCTTTCCTCTTCCAAAGCATCAAGTTTGGATGCCTTTTCCTTTAAAACGGAATAATCGGCATACTTCTCTTTTTCCCTATTCAAGCGAGTTTCAACGATTGCGTTTAATTCTGCTTGAGTAAAGGTTTTTTCTTCGGTTTTCTGTGTTTCTTCCATTGTGATTTCCCTCCTAACGAGTTATAAAATAGTGACCGCGTTTAATGTCCGCGTAGACTATGAAAAAAGCACCCTCTCGGATGCCTTAATCAACATTGATTTCTTCCGCCTTTGGCGAATTAAGTTCTTTTCGCTTTGCGTATGCGCTCCGCTTCTGTGCGTTGATTTTATCCTTGTTCTCTTGGTAAAAAATTCTTCGCATAGAATTTATATTTTCTTTTGAGTTATACCCTTCATAGAACCTATGCGATTCAACAAACTCGTCATAAGCTTCCCCATCAAGTTTGTCCATCCAATAGTCCCCGTAATACATATCCAAGTATTTGTCCGGATCATAACCTTCCACGTTCTGACTTTCATTGAACCGTACACCATATTCACAATCACAATTAGAATGAATGTGTTCTGCGTGTCCGTTTTTTAAAGTTTTCCGGGATACGTTTTCCCAACCCCTAGATGCTAGGGTTATACAAAAGGCGCATGTGTCGCCATGTGGAATCCATGCGACCTGCGCCCCATCTCTTAATGCGTTTTTTAAAGTTGTATCTGCAGCCGCCTGTTTTACCATTCGGCCAATGGAATTACTCAATACATCTTCGTTTTGGGTATCTTTTAGAATACCGTTTACGGTTTTTCCTACTTCATCAATGCTCGCGGTCTCTGCCGGGATAGCCGGTGGAACATTCGCTTTTGCGAGTTCTGCTATCTCGTCATACATTTGAGCCGATAGGGTGGCGCTTGCTTCTCCATACTTTGTAACCAAAGCATAGGCAAGGTCGATAATTTGGTTTCTAGGGATGTTTTCTAACCCCACTCCACCAAACATACCATCCGCACCAAATACCGCGTTTTTGAACTCATCAGATGCCTGTGTGGATAGTTTTGTAAGCAGGTCTCTATACTTTACCCATTCATTGAGCTTCATTCGCTAACCTCATTTAGCACCGATAATCCCCTTGCTCTGACTTCCTGCGCCTTAATTCTTCGGATGTCCGCTTTATCAAAGCCAATCATTTCAAGGAATGTATCGGTCTGTGCAAATTCACTTCTTGCACTTGCAATCTTAATAGCGGCATCTGCGGTCATAGCCACACTTGGCATAGCCGGATTTTTAAAGTGTGCCACAATCTCTTTTTCTTCATCGGTTAAGTCCGCAAGTGGCTTATTACCGATTACCGCCAAGGCCATTAAAGCAATATTGCGAAGCGCATCTCCATTTCCTACGTTTAACTGTTCGGCCATCGCAATTAGTGTCTGGCTCTGTGCCATTATCGCATCGGATGAGGTAGGATTCGCATCATTTACAACACCGGTGTCCGTTACACTTAAACCGGAAGCCGCGCTAAACTGTGTAGCCAAGATTCTTACCATCTCAACGTGCGGCGCGATATTTCCCTGCGGTAACTGTCCGAATGTTGGCTTTTCTCCTGTCTCCGGATTCGTTGTACTTGCTATGATTGAACCAACGTATTGTTTAAACTTCTGATTTACAATCACATCGTATTGGTCGTCTGTTACACCCAACAGATATTTCTGTGGACTTGTTGCAAATTCCAAACCAATAGTAGCATCCGCAATCGTTCTCACATATCCCTGGATAAGTCTGCGGATGGGTTCTTTAATTCGTGATCTACCAAATGGCTTATCACTTGTCGCGTTCCAAATGAGCGCTTCCATCATCGGTCTACCAAGTTTGTGTTCGTGCTTTTCTGCATACCACTTGCCATTATTCGCTTTTAATACCCAGATTGCATTATCGGTATAATAATTTACTTCCGATGGATTCCAAGCAATCTCCATATCATTTGCCGGTTCTGTATCGACTACCGCAAAACCGCAAGAGATTCTTCCCTTTTCGCCATCCCACAATGCAGAAGCGGTATTTGGAGAGTGGAAACGGATTTTAACCCCTTGTTTTTCCGTTGCGGATAAAGTGGCAAAAGTACATCCATATTTCAACTCGTCTCTGCAGGCTTTCATATATTCCGCGATTAAATCATTTTCAACCACGATTCTATCCAATGTCTCAACATCTTCTCCGTTGATTCCTACAAAGCCATCAAACATAGAGCGAGCTGCCAAAACATCTACTGTTTTTGCACCCCACGCACAACCGATTTCAAGCTTACCCATGCCATCCGGAAGAGCAATTCCGATATTCACTTCGCTTAATGGGATTTTACCTTCATAATATCTGTTCTTCTCGGCATTCTTTGCGGAATGATTATTGAAGTTATTTAACAGAGTTTGCAATCTCTGCTCTTCATCTTTCGGCAATCCCTGCACACTACTAATTTGTAACAACATTATCCAATCCTCATCTTCTTATTTGGATTTCTCTTACTCGTCTTTGCTCCCCAGTATGCCAAGGCGCAAGCCTCAATCGGAATACTGTTATCTCCGCCAAAGCCCCATCCACCGCTTATCGGTCTCTTTAATGAGGTTAAGGCGCTATCATTTAAAGCCTCTTGTTGGAAGTACCATGTCAAACTTTCTTCATTGATTGAATCCGTAAGCATTCCAACAGAAGCAATAACATCTTTTGATGATGGCTTTATTATTGAGCCTTTTTGTATCCAGGTTTCGGACATTTTGTCGATTAAAACATCCACACCGTTCCTGCCATCTATTACAACACAAGAAGCTTTTTTATATCTTTGGTTTAACCAATCGGACAACCATCCGACACCGTGGCCGGTAGGCTTTATATCAATAAGAGATATACGCGCTTTTCCGTTGTCCGGTATTACCGCACCACAGAGGGCTACAAATGCCCCATCCGGAGAAAACTTCACTCCGTAGGCGGTTTTTCCTTCTGGCTTTAGTTCTTCACTCTTGCAATTCTCCCACTTGGTATGGTCTATCGCATAATCGACTTCGTGTTCAAGTGTAGGCGCCCACCAACCCAAGCGCTCGCGAGCGAATCCGTCCGCCTGCAAGGTTCGTTGTTCTTCTTCCGTGAACCCTTCCGTTAAGCGGATTCCCAAAGCCGGATTTGATTGATACCATAATTCTTTATCATCCGTCTTTATGTCGTCCACGTTCTTTCCTTCTATGCTCCATTCGTGCCAAGCATCATGCGCCCCAGGAGCAGATAAGCAAATTTCTCTTCGTCTTTTAAAGACATTTCCCGGACATCCGGGATAAGGTGGTGTTCCTGTATATATCAACTGTCGCGTTCCTGTCATAGATGCCGCCAAGGTTGCCATAATGGCTTCCATTTGGTCATCGGTTAATTCCTGCGCCTCATCAAAAACAATTAAGGAGACACCATCCAAACCTCGCGCGGCCTGTCGTGATCGTGCGGAATAAGAAATCACTCCGCCATTATTTAACTCTATGCACTCTTCGCCATTGGTATATCGAATCGTTTTGACTTCATTCTCTATCTCCGGGAATTTTGGATTTGTGAATAAAGCCGCAAGCCTGCGGAAACTAGCCTTGGATGTTCTTACTTGGTGTGCGGTATGGAGAATCTTTTCTCCGTTTACTATCATTCCGTAAAACTCGCGGACTTCCAAACAAACATTCTTTCCATTCTGTCGTGGAATAGATAACCCTGCGGATGTTACGT